AACCCAGTCCGGCACTCGATGAGATTGTTCATCACTGACCATGCAGCTATCGCCACCGGCTGCTCAGTACCGCCACCTAGTCACATGCTAGGCTCTGGGTATAGGTCACACGGGTGGGCTGTTGTATGGGGAAATGGAAAGTGGTTTTGTTTGTGGCTACAAATAACTAAAATAGTTGAAAGGTAATTAAATGTGGATAATAAGCAATGCACTAATGAAGGCTTACTTGAACTCGCACTGTTCGCAGGCGCTGGAGGAGGAATACTTGGGGGACACTTGCTCGGATGGAAAACCGTCTGTGCAGTCGAGTGGGAACCATACCCAGCTTGCGTACTTGCCGCCCGACAAAATGACGGCATTCTCCCGCCTTTCCCGATTTGGGATGACGTTCAAACCTTTGACGGAAAACCGTGGCGAGGAATTGTTGACGTTGTATCTGGCGGCTTTCCCTGTCAGGACATCAGCAGCGCAGGAAAGGGCGCAGGAATCGAAGGAAGCCGATCAAGTATGTGGAAACACATGGCTCGAATTATCGATGAAGTACGACCCAGATTCGCATTCGTGGAGAACTCACCAATGCTTGTGGGACGAGGCGCTGCAATGGTCATTGGTGACCTTGCCGAAATGGGGTATGACTGTCAGTGGTGTATTGTTTCAGCATCCGACTGCGGAGCGCCCCATCAGCGGGACAGGTTCTGGCTTGTGGCTCACGCCAAGGGCGACAGATACCAGCAAGGGAGAAGGCAATCACACGTTCATCAAGCGCATGGGCGACAGGACAGAGAATTGCGCACAGAGCTTGGCGGCACAAGTAAACAACCCGCAGACATGGCCGACCCCGCGCAGTTGCAGCGCAATGGCATCAACGATCACGCCGGAATCAGCATGGAATCAGGACAGGTTCCCGAATCTAGAAACGATGGTTGGTCGCAGGACATTTCCAACGCCTACAGCGCACAACAGCAAGGAAACGAACGCGCCAAGCGAAGCCATGCGCAACGAACCAACATTAGCAAGCATAGCTGGTGGGCATCTGAACCCGATGTGGGTCGAGTGGCTGATCGGGTGGCCGCTAGGGTGGACAGACTTAAGGCCATTGGAAACGGACAGGTTCCATGCGTGGCAGCAACAGCATGGAGGATATTAAATGGAGCTTAGAGCGCACCAACACAAAGCTATAGAGATGATCCGACAATCCTTGAGGACGGGGCATAAAAGACCATTGCTGGCTGCACCGTGTTCATTTGGTAAGACGATCACAGCGGCGTGGCTCCTGAAGGCTGCTGCTGAGAAGGGTAAGAGGGTTATCTTCTTTGCTGACCGGGTGAAACTAATAGACCAGACCGTAAGCGCATTTGAGGCGTTAGGATTAGAGTTCGGTGTGATGCAGGCAGATCACTTTATGAGCGATTCATCCAAACCGATTCAGATTGCGAGTATCCAGACTGTTGCAAGGAGACAGCGTAAGCCTGAGTTTGACTTGGCGATAGTTGATGAATGCCATGTTGCGTATGATTCTTTAGTAAAGCTCATGGACAGGTTCGACCAGGTTCCGTTCATCGGTCTCAGTGCTACCCCTTACGCAAAGGGGTTGGGGAAGGTCTACGATGATTTACTGGTGCCGATTACCACTGAAGAACTATTAAGTCAGGGCTATCTGTGTCCGGTCGATTACTACGGTGGACGATCTGTGAGCGTGAAGGGCATCAAGACCAAGGCGCTGGGTACGGGTGGGTCTGATTACGATCCAGAGGCTCTAGCGGAGGCCACAGAAAACGACAAGGAACTGTCAGGCGATATAGTCAGGAACTGGCGCGAGCATGGCGTAGGTCAGACGATAGCGTTTAGTCCGTCTATCAAGCATTCAAAGTACCTTGTTGACTTGTTCTTAGCTGCTGGAGTTCCTGCTGCGCACATTGACGGTTACATGGACGAGAAAGAAAGAAGGCATCTATTCAAGGCCCACGATGAGGGCGTCATTCAGGTATTAAGCTGCTCCCGGTTGCTCAATACTGGGTATGACGCTCCCACCGTTCGCACCCTAATTGATTGCTTCCCTACAAAGTCCCTGATCGTCTACCAGCAGCGTGCAGGCAGGATATTCAGGACAGCTCCCGGCAAGGAAAGAGCTATTTATCTGGATCACGCTGGCAACGTCAAAAGGCACGGGTTCGCTGAGGCTCTTGTCCCAGAGGCGCTAGATAAAGGCGACCAACAGTTTCAGGAGTCTAGGCAGGTCAAGGAACGCGAGGAGAAAGAAAAGCGTATTCAGGCTTGTCCAGCATGTAAGAGGCAGATGCAGGGTATCCGGTGTCAGTGTGGTTATGTGATACCGATTAGAGAGCAGCTAATTACAGACGGTCAGATGCTCGCGAAGCTCGAAAAGAAGCCCACAAACAACGACAAGTCGCGGTGGTACTCATCTTTCCTGAGATACTCCAGGCAGAAAAAGTACTCAGATGGCTGGGCAGCTCATCAATATCGGTTAAAATTCGGGGTATGGCCGAGGTCTTTAGAGATCGACATTATGAAGCCCATGTTGAAGGAAGCCGAAAGCTGGATAATACACAAGCAAATAAGTTACAATAAGGCGAGACAATTAAGCAGTAATGGTTAGTTTCACGTGGAACAACTTATGCCAATCAAGAAAGGCTACGGTAAGAAGACAGTCAGCAAGAACATCAAGACAGAAATGAAGTCTGGGAAGCCACAGAAGCAGGCCATTGCGATTGCTCTGGATGTAGCCAGGCGGGAGAAGAAAGCGAGGTATGAGTGAACAAGTTCCCGTCTATAAAAACTGTGCTGGTCGCTGACCTCATTCCGTATGCCAGGAACAGCCGCACCCACAGTGAAGAACAGGTCACGCAGATCGCGGCATCCATCAAAGAATTTGGATTCCTGAACCCCGTCATAATCGACGGCGAGAATGGCATCATTGCCGGTCATGGGCGCGTCATGGCGGCAAAGAAGCTGGGCATGACAGAGCTGCCAGCGGTCGAGGCATCGCACCTCACAGACGCACAGCGCAGGGCGTATATCATTGCCGACAACAAGCTGGCGCTTAATGCTGGCTGGGATGATGAGATGCTGCGGGTGGAGTTTGCGGAGCTTACCGAGGCGGGTTTTGATCTAGACCTGACCGGCTTTTCGCTGGATGAGATTGAGGCTTTGCAGATTGAGGAAATACCGCCGGGGCTTACCGACGAGGACGCAATGCCTGATGTGCCGGTCACGCCTGTTAACGTAGAGGGCGATGTGTGGCTGCTGGGGCGGCATCGGTTGATGTGCGGGGATAGTACCAGCATTGATGCGGTTGAGCGGCTGATGGATGGCCGGAAGGCTGACATGGTCTTTACTTCGCCGCCATACAACGCAGACGCAAAAGCCGGTCAGGGCGACATCTTCAACAAGAAGAAAAGCGTTAAGCTTTACGCGGATGGATATTCCGACAAGCTGCCATCGCAAGAATATGTTGATTTCGCAGCTTCTGTCCTTGAAATATGCTTTGCCGTGACGGACGGCTTTATTTTTTGGAATGTTAGCTACAACGCAAAGTCGCGGTTCGAATACATTCAGCAAATATCCAACCGGCTTCCGTATCTTGTGGAGCAGGTTTGCTGGAAAAAGAGCAGCACCATACCGTTCAAGGGTTCCTTGATGCGCGATTGGGAGCCGATTTATGTGTTCTCGACCAACAAGCAGCCCGTTTCAGTGAAAGAGGTCACAAGCAATTTCTGGCAGGTGAGCAACACGGGAGCGCAGGCTGAAAACCACAAAGCTTGCTTCCCGGTAGAATTGCCGCAGCGAGGCATTGGCATCGTGGCAAAGAATACGGGTGTAGTTTTTGAGCCGTTTGGTGGGTCTGGAACGACTGCCATCGCCTGCGAGAAAACAGACCGCGATTGCTACATGATGGAACTCGACCCAAAATACTGCGACGTCATCATCAAACGCTGGCAAGACTTCACCGGCAAGACCGCAACCCTTGAGGCTACCGGCGAGACATTTGGGGAGCTAACCAATGTCCGGCTCCCCTGAACACATCCCAGACGACAAGACCCGCGCTGAGGTATCTGCACTGTGCGCCTATGGGGTGCCGCAGGAGGAGATCAGCATTTATGTCGGCATAGATGCCAAGACGCTGCGAAAGCACTACCGCGCCGAGTTAGACGGTGCCAAGGTCAAAGCCAACACCAAGGTGCGCCGATTCCTGTTTGAAGCAGCAACAGGCGATGGCATGAGTAAGGGCGCAACATATGCCGACTGCCTGCGCGGATCGATGTTCTGGGCAAAGACGCAGATGGGTTTCAAGGAGAGCGACCACCTGTCTATCGGCGGCGACCCCGATAACCCCATCGCCCTGCTACTGGGCGAGATCAAGGGCAGAACGCTAGGGCCAAAATGACCACTGTTGACGATCTCAAGGCTATGCTGCAAGACCCGATGTGGAGGCTCACCAGCGGATGTCTCTACAAGATTATGATTAAGGGTGACGATGGCGAAGATGACCTGGCAGTGCCATTCCTTCCCAACGCTTCACAGATTAAGCTGCTGGAGGATATGCACTACCGCAATATTATCCTCAAGGCCAGGCAGCTAGGCTTCACCACTCTGATTGCTATCTACTTCCTCGACTGCGTGTTATTCCGCGATAACGTCCGAGCCTCAATCGTTGCTCAGACAGAGGGAGTGGCGAAGACCATATTCCGCGACAAGGTGCAGTTCGCTTACAACAACTTGCCAGCAAAGCTTCGTCAGTCCATGCCGCTTTCAAAGGACAGCCAGACAGAACTCCTGTTCAGCCACAACAACAGCGCGATCTCGGTTGCAACCAGCGCACGGGGTGGTACGCTTCAATATCTACACGTTTCTGAGTTTGGCAAGATATGCGCGAAGTTCCCAGACCGAGCGAATGAGGTCATTACCGGCTCAATCCCTTCAGTGACTAGCAACGGCGTCATCTTCATTGAGTCAACCGCAGAGGGTCAGGAGGGCGCGTTCTATGATATGTGCCGCCTGTCCATGCAAAAGGCGCAGAGCGGCAATACACTTACGCACAAGGAGTTTAAATTTAACTTCTTCCCGTGGTGGGTCGAGCCTCGATACAAGATGCCCTGCGCTGGCGTGGTGATTACCGCAACTGATAACGAATACTTTGACAAGATTGAGCAGGATCAGGGCTGTACACTCAGCCAGGAGCAACGCGCCTGGTGGTGCTCAACCCGCGATTCAGACTTCAGCGGACAAGAGGAAAGGATGTGGCAGGAGTATCCGAGCACTCCAGATGAGGCGTTCCAGCAGTCAACCGAGGGCTGCTACTACTCAGCGCAGATGACAGCCGTTCGAAAGCAAGGCAGAATAACCACACTACCGCACCGGCCAGGCTATCCGGTGAATACCTATTGGGACATTGGCTCCTCTGATGGCACCGCTATCTGGCTGCATCAGAGGGTAGGGCAGAACGATAACTTCATTGGATTCATCGAAGGCTGGGGCGAGCCTTACGCGCACTATGTTAGCGAGATGCAGAAGCTGGGCTACGTCTGGGGTGTACACTATCTCCCGCACGATGCCGGTCATGTGCGACAAGGGCAGCTTGCCAACGTGTCTCCGCAGCAGATGCTGGACAGGCTGGGGCTGAAGAACATCGAGCTGGTGCCGAGGGTCGATGAGATCAATCACGGAATACAAGTGACCCGCGATTCGTTCGCTACGGTCTGGTTCGACGAGACAGCCTGCAAGGCCGGTATCATTCACCTCGATAGATACCGCAAGCGGTGGAGCGCAACGAACGGCAGGTTCATGGATATGCCATTGCACGACGAGCATTCAGAGGGCGCTGACGCTTTCAGGCAGTTTGCTCAAAGCAAGAAGGGCGAGAAAGTGCAGGTCAAGCAGATAAAATTCAAAGGGTGGGCCTAATGGCTGAGTATTTGACAGAAGAACCTGGCAACGAAACCAAGCAGGACAAGGCTGAGTCAGAGGAATACTACACTGACTACGACAGTCACCAGACCGTCATCAATCTGATGACCGCTGCGCAACAGGCAGACCACGACAACCGCGAGAAGGCCCGTGAGGCTCATCTTTTCGTTGATAAGCGCGACGGTCAGTGGGAGCCGTACTGGTGGAACAACAACGCCGGTAAGCCCAGGTATACGTTTGACATGGTGAACCCGATTGTTGATCAGGTGACTGCTGAGATTGAACAGAGCGACTTTGACATCAAGGTATCACCACAGTCTGGGCCTGCATCCAAAGAGACAGCAATGGTGATGGATGGTCTGATTCGCAACATTGAGTCGATGAGCCGAGCGAAAGAGATTTACATCAACGCTGGCAGGGGAATGGCAACTGCTGGGTATGATGGTTGGATGGTCTCGCATAAATACGCCGATGAGGAATCATTCGATCAAGATTTGGTGATTGAGCCGGTTCCCAACTTCATAGATCGTGTGTGGTTTGATCCTGCATCGTATCGTCAAGACAAGTCAGACGCACAGTATGCCTTTCTGCTGCATCCGGTGAGCAAAGCTGAGTACGCTTCACGCTGGCCTGAAGGCTCGGAAGCGTCAGTATCTGATGACCGCGAGGGCGATGCTTATTACGACAAGGCCGAGGTCATTGTTGTCGGTCAGTTGTTCTATGTGAAGCGCAAGCCGATGGAACTGGTGCTGATGTCCAACGGTGCTGTGTATGAAGCCACCGACGATTTTGAGAAGGTGGTAGACGAACTCGCTGCTGTTGGTCTTACTGAGGTTAGACGCAGGACGGCATACAAGAATGTAGTCTGTTCTCACTTCTACGATGCAACGGACTGGCTAGAGGATGAGGAAGAAACCATCTTTGACCGTGTTCCTGTTATCCCTGTTTACGGTAATTTTAAGATAACCGAGAACAAGACAATCTACTGGGGTGTGGTCGAGAAGCTACTGGATCCTCAAAGGGTTCTGAACTATTCGATGTCGCGTGAGATTGAGGAAGGCGCACTAGCACCAAGGGCCAAGTATTGGATGACCCTAACTCAGGGCGCTGGGCATGAGGACACGCTGTCTACACTGAACACCAACAGCGACCCGGTACAGTTCTTTAATGTTGACCCAGAGAATCCCGGCCCACCACAGCAGAACGGTGGTGCAATGGTAAACCCAGGTCTCAGGACGATCTCCGAATCAATGAGACAGTTGATCGGTCAGACCGCTGGCATGTTCGCTGCAAACATGGGGGACAATCCCGGTCTTCAGTCTGGTGTGGCTATTGAGAGGCTACAGAGTAAGGGCGACAACGGCACGGTGAAATACTTTAGGGCATTGGAAACAGCTATCGCTGCCACTGGTGATCTACTGGTTAAAACAATCCCGAAAGTCTATGACACTCGCAGGACTGTGCGGCTTCTCTACGAAGACAGCACGGCAGAGATGATCACGCTGAATGACACTGTGATTGATAATCAAACCGGCGAACCTGTCACGCTGAACGATCTCACAAAGGGTCAATACAGTATTACCTGTCGCGCCGGCCCAAGTTTCAGGAACAAACAACAGGAGACCATTGAGACGATTATTGAGATCGCCAAGGTTGATCCTTCGATCATAGGCATGTCTGGTGACATCCTGTTGAATGCAATCCCGACATCAGCTGCGATGCAGATCGGTGAAAGAAAACGTATGCAGATGCTGTCACAGGGTCTTATCCCTGCCAGTCAAATGACTGAGGAAGAAACTCAGCAGATGCAGCAGCAGCAGCAGAATCAGGGTCAGCAGCAAGACCCTAACATGGTTCTGGCACAGGCCGAGATGGCAAAGGCGCAAGCAGAGCAGATGAGGGCGCAGGTAGAGGTGCAGAAGTTGCAACTTGAGACTGCCAGGATTCAGCTTGAGACGCAGAAGTTCCAGGCGTCAATGCAGATGGATCAGGCCAACGTACAGTTGGATGGGTTCAATGCTGAGACTCAGAGGATGAACACACAGATCAAAGCACAAGAAGCTGGCGTGAAAATTCAGAAGGATTCCATCCAAGCGCAAGGGATGCAGATTGACAACCAGTTGAAGGTGGTCAGCGCACTCAATCCATTCAGGGGTCAACAATGAATCCACTAGCAGGGATTACTATCGTCATTGAGTCAGAAGAACCGCTGACTGAAAAAACTAACAAGGCAAACAGGGATAACGTCATTGCCAATTGGAGCTTTGGGCCGGAAGAAACGACCAGTGATAACAAAGACTACTGGCGCCAGATGGCTAAGATTTGGAGCGTTAGTCCAGCAGAGGCTCGCCGTCAACTGTGCGCAAACTGTGAGTATTTCAACAACACTCCTGAATCAATGGAGATGATGGAGGCCGTCCCAGAGGATGAGTATGACGCTGACGGTGGTGGCCGTGGTTACTGTACGAAGTTTGAGTTCATTTGCCACAACTTGAGAGTATGTCAGGCGTGGGAAGAAAAAAAGTTTGAGGAGGACTAATGGCACAGTCAGCACTTGCGGAAGGCGGCTATAAATCAAACGGCATGAACCCCCCACGCAACATGCAGCAGGAACGCATGGATGCGCGCAGGGCGAGGATCGGCATGGAGCCTTATGACAGGCAAGCCCCAACACAGTCGATTGGCAGCGCGCTGCGACAGTTCGTCTCCCTTGATACCCCGCAAGACATGAGCCTTGGGGCAACAGTTGCCGACATGCTCATGGGGTTTGCGCCTGGGATCGGAACTGCGCAAGGAATAAGAGACTTTGAACGTGCAAGGCGTGACGACGATACTCTAGGTATGGTGCTGGGTGGAGTTGGTGCAATCCCGTTTGCTGGTGGTGTTGTAAAGGCCGCAAGGACTGTGGGTAAGGCGTCGAAGGCTGCTGAAGATGCCTTGGATATGTCTCAGGCTGCAAGGATGCAGAGGGCAAATGAATTTGGAGGGGAAGCCAACTGGTACAGAGGGAGCGCAATAGATGAAGGAGATGAGTTGTCCAAGAAATTCCTTGGAGAAAACACTAATGCGCCAAGTGCTAGGCGTGGGTTCTTTTTTGCCAGTAACCCAGAAACCGCATCATCACCAAGTTATGCAACGATGTCGGGTGATGTAATAAACGATTATGTACAGTCAAGATTTAAGCAGTTGACTGGAAGAAATAATACCCCAGAAGATGGAATGCAGGCATTGAGATATTTAGCGGAAGAAGCGACCAAGCCGATTGTCGATCAAAAATTTAAAAAAGGCTTTGATGCGCTATATAACACTGACTATCAACTAAAAAACGAATCGGAAGAAATTCTAATTGGATATATTAAGAAATTGGCAGAAAGTGATGACGAATACTATCTAAACCAATATTCAAATTACATCAATCAAGTTATGCGCCACAGGGACGATGGCATGGGTCAAGTATCAGACGAGCTCAAAAGGATGGTGTTTGAAAACATCCCAGAAATAGAAAGAGTCACAGCTGCGATAAGTGAGAGAGATAATATTTATGACGCATTAAAAGCATCGTCAAGATTTGATCCTAAATGGATGAAAGGTGAAGGCGCACCAGATTCAATATTTGACAATGCAGAGTTAGCAGCAAATGTTGGTCAGTTTAAATTGAATATGCAAAACCCATATATACATGATATGGGAGGAAGCGGGTATAGAGAGATTAGCTATGATGAGATATTAGCCAATGCCTTGGCTGGAGGGCATGATTCCGCAATCATAAAAAATACCTATGATGGTGGGAAACAAATGACTGACATTGGTGTAATTTTTGAGCCAAACCAAGCCAGATCAATAAACGCTGCCTTCGACCCGGCCAAGCGTGGATATGGAAACTTGATGGCAGGAGCAGCAGGCGGCGCTATCGGCTTATCAGCCCTACGAAACATAAACCAACAAGAGGAAAAGTGACAAATTCTGTCACCTATTGACAATAAACGTCACATTGTGTCACCCTGCCTACAGGCCACCAGACCTTTTCTGGGCTATCACCTACAAGGGCACCTATGACGCAACCAGACAAATACCAAATTGAGGTCGGCGATGAGACTCAGGAGACTGAGGTCATTCAAGAGGTTCAAGAGGTAGAGTCTGAGGAGCAGGAAACTGCTGCCGAACCGTCAACGGATAGTGGGGAGACCCACGATAAACCTATCTTCACCGAGCAACAGCAGCGGATATTCGACGAGGCAATCGGAAAAAAGGTATTCAAGCTCCGTGAAAAAGAGCGTGAGACCGAACAACTCCGAAAACAGCTTGAAGAATTCCAGAAAACTGAAACTCGGTCACGGCCATTTATACCTGACATGCCAGACCCGTTCGCTGTAACCGATGAGGAATACAGGCGAAAGGTTCGGGAGCGTGAACAGGCGTTGATATCCGTGGCGTCCTACGATGCACAACAGCAGATGGTTGAACAACACCGACGAGCTGTAGCAGAGCAGGCCGCGCAAAAGCAGCAAGAGGTATTGGTAGAGAAAGTCCAGTCTTATTCTGAGCGTGCAAAGACGCTAGGGATTAGACCAGACGAACTGCAAGCCGCTGGCGCTGTTGTTGGGAATTTCGGGATTGATGACTCTCTGGTGCAGTACATCTTAGAAGATGACCAGGGGCCACTGATCACTAAGTATCTATCGCAGAACGTCCAAGAACTGGACAACCTGCGATACATGCATCCAACACAAGCTGCTGTAAGGATTGCGACACTCATCAAGTCGAAAGCTGCTGCCCTGAAACCAAGATTAACCAATGTCCCTAATCCTATTCGGCAACCGCAACCCACTGGGATTGCACCAAAACCGAAGGGGCCAAGGGGCGCAACTTTTGAATAGGTGAATAAAAATGGCTAATAATCTCAGTAGTAACGTAACTCGGAAAGTAGCGCGGGTCTTCCTTGATGCTTTCGAGAACTCACGGGTAATCACCAAGACAGTTGACACTCAGCTTCTGTCCGACAAGTTCAATCCTTCAAGCGGTAGCACTGTAGATTTCAAGCGTCCGCATGACTACAACACTATCCGCACCACTGGCGGTGACATCTCTTCCTCTACCAAATCCTCAATCATTGCTGGCAAGGCAACTGGTACAGTCCAGCAGTACTTCACTGCTGCGACCGACTGGGGCAACCTAGAAGAAGCGATTCAGCTTGATCAGCTTGAAGACATTCTGGCGCCGATGGCTCGCCGTATCGTGACTGACCTTGAACTTGACTTCGCAGCCTTCATGCTGAAGAACTCTTCACTGCGCTACGGTACTCACGGCACAGCAGTAGATGCTTGGTCTGACGTTGCTGGCGCTGGTGCGTTCATGGACTCAATCGGTATCAACCCTGCCGCCGACCGTTACTACCTGATGAATCCCTTCACGGTAGCTGGCCTGGCAAGTGCTCAGTCAGGTCTGAACTCTGTTGACAGCCTGATTCGTACAGCGTGGGAGAATGCCCAGATCAGCACCAACTTCGGTGGTCTTCGTGCATTGAGCGCAACTACTCTGGCGAGCTTCACTTCAAGTTCTGGCGCAGACCGTGCCGGTACGCTGAGTGCTGCACCTGATGCAACCTACGTCACTGCAAAGGACACAATGACCCAGTCTCTGGCTGTCACTGCGTTCCAAGCAAACATGGTTGTGAAGGCAGGCGAACTGGTGACGATTGCTAACGTCAACCGTCTGAACCAGTCAACCCGTCAAGCGATGGTCAGTGCTACTGGCACTAACGTAGCATGGACTGGTGTTGTAACTGCTGACGTAACTCTGGGCGCGTCTGGTGAAGGCACTCTGGTAGTGGCTGGCCCAGCGATCTACGAAGCCGGTGGTCAGTACAACACTGTAACTGCTGCACCTGCTAACGGCGCTGTGATTACAATCGTTTCTGCTAGTGCGACTTTGTACCAACCGAACCTGTTCTACACTAAGCAGGCGTTCGGATTGGGGACAGTGAAGCTGCCTAAGTTGTACTCGACTGACACAGTAGCGACTACCGAAGACGGTATGTCCATCCGTATCAGCAAGTACAGTGACGGTAACGCTAACTCGCAGTCAATCCGCTTCGACTTGCTCCCGG